CGATACTACCGAAGCACTAACTGACGCCCTTATCTTAGATAGAGAGCGCAGGGTTGCAGCAATTGCTTTCTCGGGTAGCTACATCACCAACACTAGTCCCTTAGCGGGTGCCAACCAATGGAGTGACTACGCAGGCTCCGATCCTTTAGGGGATATCGAGGCAGGAATGCTTTCAGTAAAGGCAGCGTGCGGAAAGACACCCAACTTGGTTGTTCTTGGCGAACAGGTTATGAGCAAACTTAGAAACCATCCAGATTTACTTGAGCGTATTAAATACACGCAAAAGGGAGTCGTAACGGAAGATTTGCTAGGTAGTTTATTGCCTGGTGCTCCTACAGTTCTTGTGGGGGACATGATGTACGACACCACAGTCGAGGGGATAGCAGAATCACTTGGCTATGTTTGGGGAAAGAATTGTCTTATAGCTTATGTTGAATCTTCACCTGGAATCAAGAAAGTATCCCTTGGTTACCAGTTCTACTCAGAAGACAGAACAGTTTCTAAGTGGAGGGAAGACAAGCTAAAGGGCGATCGTATCGAAGTATCTGAGGTTAGCGACGAGGTATTGGTTTCCGCTTCTTGCGGTTACTTGTACACGGCAGTCGTAGCCTAAAACCTTTTGACAACGGGGCTGGGCTAGTGAAATACCTGGTTAAATATCCAGCTCCGAAAAGGTTGTTTAACCTATAAGGAGGTGAAAAGAAACAATGATTGTCAAAAACAAATATGCAACTTATGTAGCAGACGATTTCGCTGGTAAATTCAGAGTTCATGCACAGAAATGGACAGCACCAGATGCTCCAGCAGCAGCTAATGTTTTAGCAGCTGTTACTTTGGCTGAATTAACAACGACAACTAAGACAGTTGATGATTTTTTGGTGCAACCTGATTTTCCTAGGGCTTTGTCCATAACAGGAAACCAGACACAAGCCAAAACGGTTGTCATTACTGGTACAGACATAAGAGGTAATGTAATCTCTGACTCGATAGTTCTCAATAACAGCTCTACTGTTAATGGAATTAAAGCGTTCAAGACTATTACATCAATCTTATTCCCTACTAGGACAGCTGGTGGAGATACAGTTACAGTAGGATTCAGCGATAAGTTGGGATTAGAAATGATTCCTGCTATCACAACCGCTATATCAGCACACCATAATGGGACATTGGAGGGCACTTTGCCAACCATTACAAGACACGCAACGGATATCAGTCAAAACTTGGCTGACTTCAATAGTGCTTGTAATGCAGATCACGATCAGTTGATTGTGTTCTATACATCCGATCAGCCTTATAGGAGTGCCAGAACAAGTTAGTAATTGGGTTGCCATGCAGTCGCCTCAGAATTGCGGGCAATAGAAATATGTAAATAAATTAAGGAGGCAACAGAAAGTAGGTGCAAATATATGGATAAACCAACAGGTGCAAGAGGCTCAATGGAATATGGTAAGTTCAGACTCAACCGAATGGGGGAGCCTGTAGTTGCTGTATCTAACGAGGATGAAGTAAAGGTTAAGACTATAGTCATAACGGACAGCGGAAACACCGCTTTTATACCCGCCGAGGCTGGCAAAGCCATCCGAGTGAGAGGATTTGTGCTTTCACGGGAAGGCGGAAGTGCAGCCACCATCTCTCTGAGAGAGGACTCTGATGGGGACTTGAAGTATTCCGTTTACCTGAAAACCGACGGGGATAATTTCCAGAAGGATTTATCCCACATTTGGGCGTTGAGCGTTAACAAACCCCTGTACGTGTATGCTAGCGGGGCTTGTAATGTCCATGTTACTGTGGAGTATGATGGACCAGACGAAGCCACAAATGAGGGTGAAACCCTTGCGGACGCGATGTCCATTGCGGAGTCTGTCAATTTTACGTCTGGAAAGAAAGTGACTGACGCTATTACATTTGCGGAAGCTGAAATAGAGTCTTCTGGTAAAAAGATAACAGATACCCAGACTATAACGGATAGTACTATATCCCGTGCTTGGGTAGGGGCGTTAGGATTCTCAGAAAGCATGTCTGTTAGCGAAAGTGTTGTTGAGTCTTGGGGACAACCTCTGACAAAGAGCCTTACTGATTCAATAACATTCTCAGAGGACGCAGTACAGTCGCAAAGCTAAGGAGGTGTTAGACTATGTCTATTGTATTGACTAAAACGATTAAAGGTAAGAAAGTGAAGTTAGACTTGATAAGTCTTAACGGGAAGACGACAGTCCGTTCATCTTCTTTTGATAAAGCAAAAGCCGAGGGACTGACTAAGAAAGACATCAAGGAAGCTGGTTTCGAGGTAGAAAAGTAGGACAAAAGTAGGACAAAAATATAAGGACACCCACATCAGGATAACTTGTTTATCTTTGAAAGGGGGTGAGTTAGAAATGATTGGAAATCTAAAAGTAACAGTAAGAGATGAGTTCGGAAACCTTAAAGCAGTTCGAGAACTTGATAACGTCTTTACCGATGCTGGTGATGCTCACGTAGCGGATCAAATGGCTTCTACGCCTGGTGAGGCTAACATGAGCCATATGGCTGTCGGTACCAATAGTACAACCCTTACCGCTGGTGATACTGACTTGGGTGGAGAGACAGACAGAAATGCCTTGACTTCATTCCTGCAGGGAACTGGCGCAAACGACAACAAAGTCGTTTACATAGGGGATTGGGCAGCGGGGGACGCAACAGCAGCACTTACCGAAGCTGGTATCTTCAACAGCTCTACGGCAGGAACCATGCTTTGCGCTCAGACATTCTCTGTTATCAACAAGGGTGCATCTGATACACTTCAGATCACATGGACAGTCACATTTGGTTGATGACGGAACGACGGGGCGACAGCAGGGAGTCGCCTTGGCGTATTGAAAACTGAATAGAGGGTTAAGTCCAGAAAGGAATTGTTATGCGAAGTGATGAAACAAAAAGCGATGAAAAGTTGTCTCCGAATGGAGAAGAACTGATAACCTTATGGCAGTTAGAAAATGTCATAACTTCTCTTAGTGGCAGGATTCTAACCATAATAGAAGCAGCGATGGTTGATAAGGGGCAGAGGGATGCCGTTAAATCCCTAATAAAGAAAGAGTTGTGGGGAACATACAACTCCGTGTCCGACTGGTACTTTCAGCAAGATCCAGACGGCAAGAATCGTTCCATGTTTCCTCTAAGGGGAAATGTCGAAGAGTAGTTAGTTAGTATTTATTTGGACGAACCCTCTATTGGGTTTTTAATTACAGGGAGGTAATTATGTTTGAAAATTCATTTAATGATGAACCAAAAAAAGAGTATATAAGTTCTCCAGTAAGTGTGGGGGCGGGCAAGAAGACAGTCGTTATTGCCGTTCCACACACGGGACAGATGGTTGCGGGATTGGAAACAAGGATTACCCAATGGATTATGGAAGGAAAATACAACGTAAAGCAAATGTTTAGCTGTATAAAGCCCACCTACGCCAATAGAAACCACATAGCTCAAGAATTTCTAAAGACGGATGCGGAGTATCTTTTAACTATTGATAGCGACACTATTCCGCTGAAGAATCCGCTAAATATGATTGACTATGATAAGGATATAATCGGGGGAGTTTATCCTACTTGGAAAAATGATGCCTTTATTTGGCTGGCTTGCAGACTGGATACAGACGGAAGCTACAAGCAATACCCAAAGGAATATAGGCGCGGGACTAAGGAAGTGGATGCTCTGGGAACGGGCTGTATGCTCATAAAAAGGAAAGTCTTGGAAGCAATCCCAATGCCGTTCGTAGATAAGGTGCGAGAGGGCGTGGGAGATAGAGAATTGGGACACGATCTATACTTTTGCAAGCGTGCAAAGGAAAAGGGATTTGGGGTTTGGGCTGACTTCGATTTGGAGTGCGAACACTATAAGGACATCAACCTTTTGCCCCTGATCCGTATGTTCGAGGCTAGGTGAGATGGCTGTAAAAAGAAAATGGGTTAAGACTAGGGCGGATTCTTTGAAGATTGTTGCTAATATAACAACTAAATTGACTAAGAACGCAGCCATTGTCTTGCCTAAAAATATAAAGGTGAGCATATTTTAGATTGTATTTAGTTACTAAATGTAGTATTCTTATGTGGTTAAACATTTAGGATAAAGGAGGAAATTATGGCAGATTTTCCTACGGCGTTAACTGGGGCAGTCGACAATACAACCGATGTATTGGCAAAGCATTTAAACAATCTTGAAGAAAAGGTTGGTATAGACAACTCCGCGGACACAGACTCATTGGACTACAAAGTAAGGGCTGGAATAGCCAATCTTTTAAAAAACGGAAACTTCATAAACAATTCAACTAATGGATACGGGGCTACTCCCGATGATTGGACTAACTCTACTGGTAGCTCTATTCAGGGAGGCTTTCCGTCGATGACTAAAGCAGAACTCATCTCTTTGCTTGGTGTGGCTGATGGGGATATTGAGGGACTTTGGCTACTTAACGAGGCAAGTGGCGACGCTTTAGATTTATCTTCCAATGGTTACAACCTGACGGAGACGAGCGGAACGATAGACTCAGACACCCTGGGATTGATGGGTGCTGCGCGGGACTTTGAAGCAGGGGACACCGAGTATTTCACTATTGCAGACGCCAGCTGCGCTAACCTGGAGATTGCAGGAAGTCAGACATGGTTTGGCTTTTACAAACCAGAAACAATACCAGCAGGAGCTACAATAATGGGTAAATATACAGCTGGTACTTTTAAGATTCTAGATGTAGATTCTGGAAAGGTTAGATTTATTTTGCAAGGTTTAACAACAACCGATACCTTAACATCGGATGTTATTCTTGAGACTGGTAAATGGTATTTCATTTGTGGTGTATATAACGAATCTACCATAAACCTTTATGTCAATGGCGTAAAAAAGTCAGCAACGGCTACTGGTAGTGCCACGGATACTAATGGGGCATTTTCCATAGGAGCATTAGGGGCAGGGGCTACCAGCTATGCTGACGGACTTATCCAATGTGCTGGTGTTCTTTCAGTAGCCTTAACCGATGCACAGGTAAAGAGACTCTGGGCAGCCACAACTTACAGGGGAGAGAAGTTGAGAAGAACTACGACTGATGCTCTGATTTACCAAGATTTAGAACAGGATTTAGTGGAAAGATTGCGGAGTAAAACAGTTACCCTGCGGGCTAAAATTTATGCTACAAGCACAGATCACAGAATTTACATCTATGACGGCACCGATACGACAATCGTATCTCCATCTGGTGCCAACGCATGGGAAGAAATAAGCGTCACGGCAACTATAGGTGCAGCAGCGACGACTGTTCGCGTTGGATTGGAGGCAGACGCAACAGACGGTAACATGTGGGTTAAAGAGGTTGCTTTATATGAGGGTTCGGTTGCTTTACCCCATACCCATTCAAAGGAAGACTGGATAAGATTCCCTAGACTCTTAAGGATGGACATTCCGAAATTTTACGCACTTATGCACCCTTACAAGTACGAGGAAAATAGATGGTTCAATGGGGCTACAACCATAACAGGTTTTTCTGCCAATCCCACTTATCACCATAGATTTATGTTTAGCGGGAAAAACTGCTGGCTATCTCATAACGCCACAGGATTAGGTACTTCTAATGCCTCGACATTTACCATGACGCTACCCATCTATCCTGGAGCGAGTAGTGCCACGGGTGGGCAACAGTCTTGGTTGTTAAAAGTATTCGATGCGGGAACGGGTACTAACGGCATGGGTTACATCAATGCAAACGCTTTGGAACTTTTCAAGACTGCTGGAGCAGGAACATTTACAAGTAGCGGGAATAAAGGCGCACAATTTAGGATTGACTATGAAATCGACTAAAATAAAAAATACAATAGATAGGATTAGATACTTCTTTGAGTGCTTGAGTGGAGACTGGTACATAAAAAGTAGATCATAAGTATGTTGGTGCAACAAACAGGGAAGGCAGGATACAATGCAGGATAACAACATATGGCAAAATACAATACATTCAAGTACGGTGACGGAACACATTACGGATTAAACGCAAAACTAGCGGACTCGCAGACGATAGCGGAAGCAATAGCGAAAACTCCCAAGAAAATAATATCTGATGCCGTAACCTTTGCGGAGAGTTTGGTAACTGCTAGAGCCATAAAACTATCTTTGTCTGATACGCTAGAACCACACGAAACAGCGGGAGAGTATTACAAGTATACGGGCAAAAACATCTCCGATGCTGTAACCTTTGCTGAGTCCAAGATTTCTAAAATAGTTAAAAACCTATCCGATTCTTTAGTTTTAGCAGAAAGCGTAGCCAACAAGACTACTCAAAAACTCTCCGATACCCAGTCCATCGAAGAAACGATCTCGAGGGTAGTAGTATTCAAGCTGGCTTTATCTGATTCCCAGAGCATCTCAGAGAGTGTATCGGAATCGGTAGTCAGGAAACTGTCTTTGGCGGATAGTGTAACTTTTGCTGAATCTTTAACTTTTGTAAGTGTTAAGAAGTTGGTTTTGTCGGATAGCATTACCTTTGCCGAAGCTGCTGCTAAATCTGCGAGTAAAGTCTTGGCTGACGCGGAAACTATTGACGACGGCGCGCCCCACACCATACTGGATTACGAGTTCTCCGATGCTCAGTCAATCGCAGAGACTTCTATTCTGGGAGTGGGTAAAAAAGTAACCGACTCATTAGTTATAGCGGAATCTCTAGCAAAAGAGAGCCTATTCAAGTTGAGTTTAATAGAATCTATTTCAATAGCGGAAAGTCTAACGGGCGAGTCGACAATTTCTCAAGATTTGTCAGATTCAATAACATTCGCCGAATCCTTGGCAAGGGTTGTGGCTTTTAAGATAGCTAAAACGGAACTCGAAACCCTAGATGTGTTGCTACAAACCGCATCGGCTAAGAAACCTGCTCTGGCTGATAGCATCTCTTTCTCCGAAAGTCTGAAAACCAGTCCAGTAAAAAATATAGCTGACTCTCTTGTCGTCGTAGAATCTTCTAACAGGGGATTCACCCTGAAACTACCAGACGCCATATCCATTGCTGAAAGTTATGCATTTTACTCGTTAAAGGGTTTGTCTAGTAGTGAAGCCGTATCCGAGGACTTATCCATTGGAATGCGTAAGACAATCGCTGACAGCCTGAGTATAGCCGAATCCGCAGAGGAAATTCTTACTACAGGGCTTATTTCCTTGGAACTGAGCGATTCGTTGATAATAGCGGAATCATCAACTCGTAGTGTTGGGAAGAACGTGTCGGATACCCAGACTATCTCAGAGAGCTTGGGAAATCACACTACACTTAGTATATCGGATAGCATTTTGATATCAGAGAGTTTAGTTGAACAGGAAGAATACGCGCGGGCTATCTCAGACTCCGTGACGATATCAGAATCGGTGGTTAAAAAATCCGTTAAAGCATTGGTAGACACTTTAGTTATAACTGAAAGTTTAGTAGAAGTGTTCTCGCTTGCTCTAGCGGACAGTCTGATTATAGCAGAATCAAAAGCTATAAGCGTTGCCCTGAATAAGAGCGACACCCAAAGCATGAGCGATACTCTATCTAAGAGTTTCCACGCTGTCTTGTCGGATTCCCTGTCGATGATGGAATCACAAGAACGCTTACTCACATTCATATTGGAGTTATCGGACAGCATAGAAATTGCGGAGAGTCTATCGTTGGAAGAAGCGAAGGCTGCAACTCTCTCGGATAGTATAGACATCGCAGAAAGCTTATCCTCGAAGTCATCTTTTGTGCTATCTTTATCAGACGCTATTTCCATGGCAGATGGCGCAGAGTTCACTTCCGCTACGGCGTTAACCCTTTCCGATTCTCGGGGCATATCCGATTCACTATCTAAGGGCGTTGGCATAAACAAGACGGACGCGATTACATTTTCCGACTCTCTGGTTACCGTGGTTTCCGTCTTTAATCTGTGCCTAAATGATAACTTAACCCTAAGCACTACTTTGATAAATAGGGCGGGAAAGAATGTTTCGGACTCCTTAACCTTTACAGAGGAACTTTCAAACGGCAAATCTACTAGACTATCCGACAGCGTCGAAATATCAGACGAAACTATATCTACGGTATCGGAGTTCTTTTTAGAATTAACTGAGTCTGTTGGTATAACGGAGGAAGTTTCTCCCATAAGGGGGCTATATCTCTTATTAGCGGATTCTCTGGAGATAACAGAAACTTTACTGGCTGGACAGGTTTTGCAGTTGGACGACGCCATAGGGTTTTCCGCCCAATACTCTTTGAAGCCTAACATAGTTCTTTCCGATGCGATTAGCATATCGGAGGCGATGGTAACACCAACAGGAGAGGGACTTTCTGATTCCTTGACTATAACGGCAGAAGTTGCCAAGGGGCTGAATAAGACTCTCAAGGTTACCGAGTCCATCGTGGAGAGTTCTGTCAGGGCTGTTTCCTACAAGCGTGCATTGTCAGACAGTATAAGCATAACAGAATCCACCATTTACCTATGCAGGATGGCTTTGGCTGATGTTTTGTCTGTTTCCGATGGTATATCCCGATATGTTGCAAAAAATGTAGCTGACAGTCTTGTACTCTCAGAGAACAAGGAGTTGAATCTAGTAAAGGCAGTAACGGACGATATAAGTTTGTTTGAGTCCTCTTCCAGGGTTATATTATTAGCTCTTTCGGATTCCTTAGATATATCAGCATCCATGACTAATGGCAAGAGCATTGGTTTATCAGATGATTTGGAGTTAAACGAATCCTTTACCACAATAGTGGCTTTTGCACGCAGCGTTCAAGATTCCTTGGATATACAAGCGTCCGTGAGCGGGGTAATAATAGGGTTAGCGTTAGAGGATTCCCTGACTATCTCTGAGGATTTGCAGAAGGCAGAACTTGAAACCATTACATTAAGCGATTCCATAAGCATAGTGGAAACTTTGATGTTGTCGGTAACCAAGGGGATTTCGGATTTGATCTCTACCTCGGAGGAATTGGTATTCTCCGTGCAACAAGCCCTTACGGAATCAGAGGGTTTAGCAGAGAGCGTGGCAAAGACAATAGCCAAGCCTTTAGAAGATTCTATCTTGATATCGGAGTCAGAGGAAGAAGTCAAAGTTAGGGTGCAGGCGAACACGGATTCCTTAAGCGTATCAGAGGAATTGTCCTTTAGTATTGTCCTTTCTCTGACGGATAATATAACCATAACTACCAGTCTTGCTGGGGCTATATCTTTTGAATTGTCAGATAACGTGGGAGTTTCAGATGTGTTAGTCAAAGGAGCAACGCTTCATAACGCGGACTCCATTTCTATTAGTGAAAGTAAATCTTTTGTATTAAGTATCAATTTAACGGACGGCGTATCAATAACAGAGGGTTTGTCTAGAACAGTATCATTCAGCATATCCTTGTCAGACGCACAGTCGGTGGCAGAATCTCTGCAAAAGGCAATATCCGTATCGAACTACGAAAGTGTCAGCATAACGGAAGCCAGAGTTTCTTTGGTAGGCAAAAAGTTGTCTGTATCTCTGGACATAGAGGATCAGATATCTACAGGGGTTACTTACTCCACAATGCTTGTAGAGGCCCAAATGCTCGAAACTTCCAATGAGTTCGCGGATATGATTAAGGAGATTGAGGCGGACTTACTAAAGACATCTGTCGAATATACTGATATAATAGACGAAGCCGAAATTGAAATACTCCGTTCAGATAGGGGGGATTGGCTATGAGGCAGTTTTACGCACCAACAGAGGATATAATTAAATCCGCCAAAGGATTCTTTAGCGCAGATCATTCGGCGGGAGTAACAACCATAAACTTGAAAAATACCAGTCAGTTTGAAGCTGGCAAGTATATCTGCCTGGGCAGAGAGGGTGACGAAACCAGCGAACTAAGACTTATAAGTTCGATAGATTCATCAACAGCAATCACAATCAGTGTAGCAACCACCTTTGCACATTATATAGATCAGGCTACTACTCAGTTCGACTACAATCAAAGAAAACTGTACAGCAGGGCTAGCTCGACAGGGGCATGGACGCAGGTAACTTCCGACTCCCCTAAGAACATAGCCGTAGATACTCCGTTGGGAACTTTGTTTGAGGACTCGGCTGGAACTTCCACCACCCAATATATCTGCACCTACTATAACGTACAGGGAGCGATAGAAACCGCGCAGGCAGACGCTAAGGTAGTGACTGGAACTTCAACATCAACCAACTTGGCAACCATTCAACAGATAAGAAACTCTGCAGGCTGGCAGGACAATGCCTACGTTTCAAACGCTAGAATTGACGAGGCAAGACAGCAAGTTCAGGGCGAGGTATGGGCATCCCTAAGGAGCAGATATACTTTCCCTCTTACTAGGAACTCCAGCTTTTTGCAGAGAATAGTCGTAGATATGGCGGTAGGGTATTTGTTCATAGACGAGTATGGGCAGAGAGTCCAGAATGTGGCTTTAGACGGGAATAAAAGACTGGCTGATGCTAGGGTACTTCTTAGAGGTTTAGCGAGCGGTTCATTTACATTATATGACGAGGTGTTGGAAACAGATCAAGCCTTATCATCTACTGACACCATAAAGTTCTACCCAGACGACACTACCGACGAGGACAATGATCCTGAGAATGATGACGAGAGGATTTTTTCTATAGGAATGAAGTTCTAAGATGATTGAATTAAACATTCAATTAGACGGAGACGAAAAGTTACATAGGATTTTGATGAACGAGGAAACCAAACTGCGGGATTTTACGGAGCCGTTGACGCAGTCTGGGGATGTGGTATTAAAGGATATTAGAATAAACTTTGACAGCGAAGGGGGGATGGTTGGAGGCTGGACTCCCTTGGCTCAGGCTACAGTAAGGGGCAGGATAAGGGCGGGATACGGGGAGACTCCGATCCTTGTCAACACAGGAAAGTACAAGAACTCGTTCAGGGCGGTTGTTGACAATAACAAGGCTACGATAGATGCTTGGGGGGTTACTTACCACAAGTATCATCAAAGTATGAGTCCGAGGACTAGACTTCCTAGGCGTCAGACTCTATTTTTGAGAGAAGAAACTAAAAAGGAGATTGTGCGCTTCTTTCAGGCGTACATGGAATTTAACAAGTAAAGGAACTAACTACGAATATAATTACCGATAAGTTAATAGAGCTTTTACAAAAAAATCTAACAGGGCGTGGCATACGCACTTACAGGGTGGGGAATCCGACTGACGTCGCTAAAAGCCAGTTACCCTTAGTGTTCGTTCAGGCGTTATCGGAAAATGTTACAGCTCTGGATTCATCGCACGACATAAAAGAAATGGAGTTTCAAATTGGAGTTATCGTCGATCCTGCTATGGAATACGGGAAATCCAGCAAGGGCGTGCAGGAAAATGCAGGGGACAGGTTACTTATGGAGATCATCGCTGGCAGAAATGCAAATGGGACTCCTATGGAAAATACTATCTCGCATATTTTAAGAAACAATTGGAGCATGGACGGGGTTACATTTTATCAAGCAAGCAGGACAGTTTATGGAGTAAGGGAAGTGCCAGATGCGTTTTATAAGGAAGTGCATTACTTTACTACGGCTAAGGCGTCAGTAACAAATTAAAAGCCTGAAAGGAGGCAACATGGCATCAGAAGCAGTAGGTATAAAAGAGGAAATATCAATAAAGAAAACAACTGTAACCCCACAGGGTACAGCTGTTAAGAGTACCTTTTTCTTCCCAGACAAGGGTATTAGTGTAGAGGCTTCATCTATGGAAGAAGCGTTGAAAATATTAAGTTCTAAGGAAAAGGAGGTGAAATAATAAATGGCAAAACAAATTCAAAGATTAGTAGATGTGGGTTTGGCTCGCGAAACCATAAGGGGTACAGCCAAGAGTCCTGCGGAGTTCTGGGTTCCGAAAATCGACTTCGACTTCGTACCTAAGGTATCAGTCGCGGTTGACAACTCTGGATTGGGAGTAATAGATGCCCGCTCTGGACATGCGCTCACGCAAAGATACGGAGAGGGTAGCATCGGGGGAATCGTTTACAGCGAATCCTTCGGAGCCTTGCTAGCACTAGCATTGGGTACATGGGGTTCAAGCACAGCGGTGGGAGCAGCTTACACCCACACATTCACTAGACTGAACACCAATCAGCACCCTTCCTATACCCTATATGTTAAGGACGAGAACTTGGATGAGGGATACCCGTTGGGTATGCTAAATCAGCTTACCGTTAACGCAGTAGTTGAGGATTACATCAAGTTCACGGCAGGGTTTATGAGCAAAACGGGGGCAGTAGCGACACAGACACCTAGTTATTCGGCTAGCGACTACGCGTTTCTACCCAAGAATATGTCAGTCAAGTTAGCAGCAACAACCGCAGCGTTGGGGACAGCTTCGGCGACTGCTCTTAAGTCATTCAGACTGACGATAAACAAGAACCTAGAGTCTTGGGGAGAGTTGGGAAGTCTTGATCCAGCGGATGTGGTGAACAAAGAGTTCGCAGTCGAGGGGGAAATGAGCCTTGTATTCGATGGCGACACAGAGAGGGCTTACGTCTTGGCTGGTACTAAGATGGCTATGTCCGTGGCTTTGTCCGATACGGATAATCATATAGGGACAGGAACCACACACCCAAGCATCACGTTCGAGTTGGCTCCTATGTCACTTGAGGAATTCAGCAGGAGCGGTGGAGCAGGAGATGTGGAACTGCAGACTATCCGATTTGCAGGGAATTTCGGAATAAGCGATACGAAGACAATTTCTGCGGTATTGGTAAACGGTACCTCAGCGTATTAAGTCGGGTTGCCTATCGGGGAGTTGAGTCTATCCCTGTAACTCGACTCCCCAACAGGGAGGAGGTGTAAGAACATGGAAAGAACATACAAAACATATACATTGCCTGTGTCTAAGTATCAGGTGGGTATTTATGACTATTACCTGCGGGGTGACAGGGTAGCCATAGAGAAAATCATGACTGACGCTGTAGAGGTTGACAAAGAGGGAAAGTTCACGAGTGTCCGCACAAGTTACAGATACGATATGGAAGATGAGGCGGTTGTGAGGGGTGTTGCCTTTATCAAGAACGAAATGGGAGTAGATGTTGCGGTAGGTAAGGATGGAGTTAAGATCGAGAATATCCGCGAGTTTGCAGAGGAAGACTATGAGTTCATTAAGAGCAAGCTTCCTAAGCAGGACGAAAAAAACTCGACTACGAAGCCATCAGAAGATATCTCCGTGAAACCCCAAAAGAGCGGAGAATAAGGAATCCTGATGGAACGACTTCGGCGGACAGAGTGCCAAAAGAGTACTGGGAGTACGTTTTGGTAGATACATTCTTTCGGGGAGATTGGTGGCTTTACCAGTCCACCCCTGAATATATTGTCGAAAGGATTTGGCGATTCAGGGGATTAGAGGCAGAGGTGAGCCAAGCAAACAATGGCGACTGAAACAAATGACTTACAAATAGTAATACAGGCAGTTAACAAAGCTTCTGAAGACTTGAAAAAAGTTTCAAACGATTTGGCTGGATTGTCGGATGGGGCTAAGAAGGCGGGCAACGCATCAAAAGAAGCAGGAGCAGGAGCGAGCCTTGCCAGCTTGAATTTTAAGAGTATGGCTTTAGCTGTTGGGGTAGGTACTATTGCAGCGGATTTGGCTGCCAAAGCCCTGAGTGCCTTGGTTGATGTGTTAAAACAAGCGGTTGCCGAAGCTGCCAATTCAGAGTTAGCTTGGGTTAGGGTAGACGCTACTTTACTCAATGTTTCAAAGACTTCCGGAATAGTATTTTCTCAATTGAAGAAAGCAACAGAAGAAGCGGGAATGGCAGCCATAAGGATGGGATATAGCGGCGAAGAAGCAGGGCAGGGAATGGCACAACTTCTTTTGATTACTAAGGATTTGGAACAATCTCAACAATTACTTTCACTTGCCATGGATTATTCCGCCAAAACGGGGGAATCACTTTCGGGTTCCGTCAGGACAATGTCTCTTGCCTATCAAGGATTCGGTAGACTTCTTCGTTCAGAGGGTGTTGATCTGGATGAGAACACTTCCAAGGTAGAAATACTAAAGAGAATGACTGATGCGTTCGGGGGTATGCAAGAAAAAGTAGGCGATACTACAACATATTCTTGGAAGAGAGTAAGTACCAGCATTGGAGAAGCTATTGAAATCCTAGGTAAACCAATAAACAATCAGCTTGGAGTAATAGCCAAAGATTTACAAAAGATGTTCGAGCGTAACGCGTACTTGGCTCCCATGATCGGGAAGGCTCTGGAAAGTTGGGCTGTGATTATTAAATTCATATTTGCAATAGTCAGGACGGTAGCTGGTGCTTTTGAAGCTATACTTACCACCGTATTGGCTCTAACTAAGGCTACCGGAGAACTGGTTAGACTTAACATACAGGGGGCTAAGGAAACTGGCTCTAATTGGCTAAACGCAATGGGACAAATAAACAACTCCATGAATGATGCAATGCTTTCAGTAGGGCAGACGCAGAGCGAAACATTGGACACCATGTACGACGATCAAGCGGAGTTCGTTGCGAGTGTTTCCGACAAACAAAAGAAGATGGGTGAGGATTTAGCAAAAGCCTACGAGAAGTACATGCACGACGTGGAAAATGCCAACAAGGAGTACAAGTCACAACTCGAATCTTTGGTTATAGCGCACCGAGAGGCTTACAAGCAAATAAATAAAGATATAAAGGAAGAAAATACCGCTTTCAAAAATACGACAGAAGACATGGCAAAAGATTTCAATAAAGCGATGCGCGACATAGAGCAAAGCCACGCACAGAAAACCAAGTCCATCTTATCAGACATGGAATCTGAGAGGCGCGCTTACCAGAACGAGATAGATAGTATAAATTCAGAATGGAATGCTCTAACCAGTCTAACCGAGGGCGCGGGACAGGACAGGCTGAACAACCTGCAGGCGCAACTAAGTAAGGAGTTGGCATTGGGGGACAATGCAGATCGGGAGAAAGTATCCTCATTAGAGGAGATGATATCCCGAGAAAAAGAAGCTTTGGCAAAGGCGATAGCAGATCAACAGACTTTACAGGCGGAAGAAATAACAAAAGCAACGGAAACGAAAGATGCAAAAATCACCGCTTTAGAAGGGGAACTGGCGACAGAGGAAGCGATGTACTCTCAAGCCGTTTCCGATAGAAAGAGCCAATATGATGAGGATTTGGCAAACGCTAAAGCAACTCATGACGCTAAGTTAAAGGATTTGAAGGAAAAACTGGCGGAGGAAAACGACATAAGGAAAAAGTACGCTGAGGATTTCAAAAAAGTGGGGGAGAAAGCAGCGTTAGACGACATAACAACTTTGAAAAACAAACACGAAGAAACCCTAAAGGAAATGAGGTATCAATACGAACAGCAAACCAAGGATTTGCAAACGGCACTTGAGGCAGAAAACAAGATCAGATCGGAGGCTCAAGCTAAAGCCGACAAAACCCGTTTGGAACAGGTGGAAAAAACAGCTAGGGCAGAAGCTGGCATTTTGAAAAAATACGGACTGGAACAGAACCAGTCGTTCGGGGGGTATTCTTCCAATATCCCGTCTTTCCTACAACCTAACTACGGATTGTCTGGATTTGCGGAAGGCGGGTTGGTTACCAAACCAAGCATAGTGGGGGAAAAAGGATATCCCGAAGTCGTACTTCCGTTAAATGAACCCCAAAGGATGGCGGAGATACTAAAGGGTTTGGGCATCCAAGGCGGGGGCGGGGGCAACAAAATAGAGCAGAACTTCTACGTAACAGTTAATAATCAAGCCGATGTGGACATGATTATGGAAAGGGCGTCTTTCAAGGCGAAATATCTATGATTACACTTTTATCAGTAAACGGATTGTCGATGGGTTTGAGCAACGCCAACTACACCATAAAGGAAGCACAGGGATTCGGGACGGCTGACGTAGAAATAGTTAGATACGAGCGTCCAGGTTTTCACGGATCAAAAGTTCCTAGGGCTTACTTTAGGGCTAGAACTATGAGGCTGAGAGTGGGTATAAAATCAACCAGCGCGTCCGATTATGCCTCTAAGCGTAGGGCATTACTAAAGGCTTTCGATTTACCGAGGGACGGATTAAGCCTCATGACTTTCACTACCAGCGAATCCCTCACTTTACAATGCTATGTACAGTTAGCAGGCGGTGTGGAAGCTCCACTACTAGCTGGGCAGGTGACAATGGGAGAGGTGTGGATTCCCCTGATAGCCCCCGATCCTCTTTTTTATTCCCAGACTCTTACAGAAACGGATATAACTTTTGCTGCGGGGACGGGGACGATAAACAATACGGGTGATGCTTCCGTATTCCCAGACGTGCGCGCACACGGAAACATAAGTGATGCAATTGTAATAGAGAACAATACCTTGGGGCGCACGTTAAGTTTTGACGGACTTTCCTTAGACGATTCGGAGTACATTGATATAGATATGGAAGACGAAACAGTCACTAAGAACGACACGTCTAACCAATATTCTTATATTGACAGTGACGACTTTTGGTGGCTGGCAGAAGGAAACAATGTAATAAACTTATCGGCTACGCTAGGCGGGGGTGGCGACAAGAAGATAACAGTCTCATATCGCCTAGGGTACCTAGGAATATGAAATGACAGCGTATACCCTCGACTTATTCGAACAATTAGATATAGGAGAACAGCCAAAATTCTTCGACGGGAAACTTTCGTTACACGACTCTTTAGAATATACATCAGAGATAGACTTCTCGATCAGGTATCTAGAACTTTCTGACTCTTTAGGCATATTGGAATACTCGGATGCCATTGGAGCCGATATCTACAGACAATCCAAATATGGGAAGTTTAAATACGGAGAATTGAAGTATGGAATGAATGTGGAAGTTCTCCCCATCTTGGCTATAAGCGAACAGATGCTGATAAAAGTAAACGGAGGATTTCTGATACCCACTTCCGACAGTCTGAGTATCGTGGACAACTTAAGCACGTTCGTTACTTATCATTTGGGTTTGTCGGATTCGATTGTCATTTCGGATAGTATAAATATTAGAATTGGTATAAATAGGGCTTTATCAGATTCTCTATCTATTTCGGAAAATGTAGGGAATGGCACTACTTTAAATATATCGGATAGTTTGAGTAGCATTATCGCTTCTCTCTCGGGGTTAACTCTCACAGAGGGTAAAACATTAAAGACTAATTGGAGATTTTTAATCAGAACAAAGACGGGTTCTTATGTGGCTTCGCTCGTGAATGCGCGCTCGAGATGGTTTAAAGAAGCACTTAATCACGGAGGCTCGGCGGGTTTCATACTCGATGCGGAGGATGCCAACTGCAACAGCACGATTCTGGCTATAAATAGTAACGAACTTATAATCCAGTATAAAGGCTACGATATGTGGGGCGGGCAACTAGCTACTGTAAGGAAGGTAGCCAACGGGAACGATAGGTATCGGGAAGTGACGGCGGTGCAGTTTTTCAATCTTTTTAGTTACAGGTATTGCGGGTACAACAAATCCACAGGGTTGAGTGAATTGCGGGAGTTCACCACCACGGACGCGGGTACGATAGCCTGGACTTTAATTAGCGAAGCACAGGCGGAAGTCAACGGAAGTTTTGGCATAACACTTGGTACGATTCAAGCCTCTCTTAACAGAACTAAAAGCTACGAGAGGAAGAATATAGCCGAGGCTATCATAGAGTTGGCGGACAACGACTACGGGTTTGATTTCGAGATAACAACTGACAAGGTTTTTAATGTCTTTTATCCATTCAAGGGTACAGTAAGAGATGAGGTTGTTTTCAGATATCCAGGTAACTGTTTGGAGATGGAGTCTATGGAAAACGGGCTTGAGGTAGTCAATAGCGAACTAGGCTTAGGAAGAAACTGGGGCGGACAGGAGATTTACTACATAGTAGATGATGCGGGTTCGCAAGTTTCCTACGGCAGGAGAGAAAAGATAGAATCCTACAAGGATGTGGAGATTCAAGCCTACCTAAACGATATGGTTACCGAGGACGTAGCTTGGAGCAAGGACATAAATAAGGTAGTTAAGTTTAAGTCCTTCATAGACAAAAAGTCCGATTTGTATATGTACGAGTTAGGTGATAGCGTAAGAGTAGTTGCGGACGCCTTTGACATTGACGAGAGCCTATTCGTTTACGAAAGGAGCGTTACGATTGACGAGGCGGATCAGCCCACAGTCAGTCTAACCCTAGGAGATTAGATATGCGTTATAGAAAAATCCCAAACCTCGGAACAGACTACATTCAGATACTAGAAAGGGTTCACACCCTTGAACGCATCGTTCAAGCAATAGGGTTCAGCCCAGACTTCCCTTACACTTTAAGCGTCAATGACGGGACGAGGAATAGGGTTTATATAGGAAAGATAGGCTCCGATTACGGAATAAAGATAGTCAACAATGC